TTCGCGCCGTTGCTTCGCGATGCGGCGTGCCTTTTTCAGCGTGTCGGAAGCGACGTCGAGCTTGTCGGGCGTCGCCGCCTCCGCAGCGGTCGTCTCCGTAGCCGGAACCTCACCGCCCTCAGCAGCCGCGGCGGCGGAAGCGGCCTCCAACAAAGCCTCGTTGCTCAGCTCCCCGCCATCCACCGGGGGGGCGGAGGATGCCGGAGAGCCTTGCGCGATAGCCCCTTTGGGGGCCGCTTCCGCCGTCGTGGTCTGCGTCACTGCTGCGGTCATGGGATCCTCATCACGCCGCGACCGGCATAGGCGCGGGCGGCGGCGGCATCATCGGGGGCGGGGCGCCCGGCATGGGCGGCGGCATCGCGCCAGGCGGAGGCGGGGGCGGAGGAGGCTCGGGGAGCTGCAGCGCGCCGGCGTTCACCATCTCGGTCGCCTGCGTCATCCAGTCGCGAAGCATCTGCAGGCGATCCTCCGGGACACCCTTCTTCCGCGAATAGCGGTAGTAGGCCTTCTGCACGCGGCCGATGGCATCGATCATCTGCCCCTTCGTCATGAAGGGCTCGGGCGCCTTGTATTCACCCTTGCGCATGATGTCGTCGACGACATTCATCGTCCAGTCGTAGACCGCATCGTTGTTCGCCATGTAGCTCTTGATGTCGGGTCCGAAGAGCAGGCGGAGAGAATCGGCCTTGTCCATCACGCCGCTGTTCGCGAGCGTCTCGATGATCTCGAGCTTGCCGCTGGTCTCCTCCGCGAGCTCGTTCGTCGCGTCGGGCTTCATGAGGAACTCGTAGTCCTCCATGTTCACGTCCGCCCAGCGCACCGTCTCCATCATCTCGGGGCCGGTGGCTTTCACCGCGTAGCTAGGGCATCGCTCGGAGATCTTGCGAGCCATCGCGATGTTCTTGCGCGACAAGCGCAGCATGAAGTGAGCATAGAGACGCACGCTCGGCTTGAATCGCTTCGCGACCTGCTGCGCGTACTGCATGATCGCCTCGCCGCTCTTGAGGCCAGCCGGGATCTCCCCCTGGCTCTCCATCTGCGATACGCCCACGATCTCGAATGCGCGGTTGTACAGCCGATCGAGCTGCGCGTAGACGTCCGGCGCCACGCTCTCGACCACCATCAGCTGCGGCGGAATCCCTCGGTAGCGGATGATGCTCCCGATCTGGTTGTCGATGGTGCCGGTCGCGATCTCGCTCCCGTTCTCTACGAGCCAATGGCCAGCCGCGAGGAGATGATGCGCGCGCTGGATTTTCTGCAGCAGTACGTTGATCTCGAGCTGGATGCCCTCGAGCTCCGCTGCCAGCGCATCGCCCCAAACGCCACCGAACGCGGGACGCAGGCGATAGAGCACCTCGTGCGGGAAGTCCGTCTCCTCCCAAGGCTCTTCGAAGACCACGACATTGCCGACGATGATGCAGTGCAGGCCGTCCTTGCTCTTCTTCGTGCGCGGCAGGTGCCACGCCTCGATGACGCAGACGTCGTCGCTCTCCACATCGCTGAACGCGCTCGTATCGTCGCCCCACTCGTCGAAGTCTTTTCCCGTAGCCGCGTCCTGAATGTCCGCCGCTCGGTCGGGATACTCCTCCATCAGCGCGAGCCGGTTGATGTAGTGGAGCTCGTACTGCGTCTTGCCGTTGCCGTTGAACCACTCCTCATCATCGCGGAGCAGGCGCCATGCATGCACTCGCTGGTAGCAGATGCGCGGCTGCTCTTCGGAATCGTCGCCGCGCTTCGCCGCTGCCTTGTCCTCGTCGGCATCATTCTGCGGGTCATCGTCCCAGCCGTTCCACTCGATGTACGGCTTGAGGATCCCGGCCCCAAAAAGCGCCGTGTCGAGCGCGATCTGCGGGGTGAGCTCGTAGACGTCCGTGTCGAAGAAGATGCCGTCGTTGAACTGGGACAGCCGCTCGGCCTTCTGCTGCAGCGACCAGTCCGCTCCGTTCGTGTCGAATGTGATGCGCGGCTGTTCATCCGTGAGCATCGCGACGTAGGTATCCGAGACGCTCTTGACGACGTTGAGCGCCAGCTTGCTCCTTCGCACGCTCAGCGTACGTCGTCGGTACAGCTTCGGCGTGAGTCCGAGCAGCGGGATGCTCCCATAGAGTCGCGCCGAGCGGAGCATCTCCGTTCGCGTCGCGATCTGGTCGGTCCAAATCGCCTGCGCGCATCGCGAGATGCATTGCGCGCGGTCCTGCTCTTCCTTGTGCGCGTCGGTCCACCAGCACCGATCGCGCGCGCGCGCGGCATCGAACGCAGCCTTGTTCACGCTGCTGCTCATGGCGACACCTCGTCCTCATCGACCGGAAAGCCCTCGCTCGACGCGAAGAGCAACGCATCCTGGAAGGCTTTCGTCTTCTCGCGAGCCATGCGTCGCTGCACATCCGTGATGGGCGGCGATTCGGGGCGCGGCGCGGCGCCGAGGTCGATGACCACGTCGCCTTTGGCGTAATGGGTCACGCCCATGTCGCGCATCGCGGCGACGAGCTCGCGGAGCTGGTCTGCCTCAGAAGCCATCGCCCCAATCCTCCGTCATGGCGCCCGTTCCTTCGTCCCACCATTCTCGGTCCCTAGAGGACTTCTGCGCGACCGAATCCTTCGCCCAAAAGCTGTCGAGGTCTGCGCGCTGCTGCTGCTCGGGCGTCTTCGCCGGAGCGGGCGGCTTCTGGATGAACGCCCAACAGGCGCGCCAGGCGTAGAGAGTCGCGTCCGCGCAGTGGTTCTCGAAGCCATCCGCTTCCTTCGCGCGCGAGTCGTCAAGCGGCAATTCTAGCCACTCAGTGAGCAGCGGCGCCGCGCTCTGCTGAGCCACCTTCACTCGGCCATGGGATAGGTCGCCATTGAGCAGCTTGATGAATCCCAGCTTGTTGGTCTTCTCGGCTGGCTCGATGGGCAGGTGGAATCGCCGTCGTGCCTCCTCGGCATAGCCCTTTCCGAGACCGCCGATGTCCGCCACGATGCGCGAGAAGTCGTAGCGCCCGCGCAACTCGACGACGGCCTCGGCGGCATCGCTCGGCGTCATGCCCTCAACCTTGAAACTCTCCACGACATAGGCGCATGGGTCGTGATCGTTCCATCCCACCACGCTGAACGCCGTCGGGTCGGTGAAGCCGTAATCGATGCCCAGGACGTAATTCTGGCACTTGGCCTCGCCGCACACGTTCCGCGCTTCGTCGAAGGCGTAGTACACGAGCCCCTCGCCATCGCGCACCCATACGCCCTCGAGCAACTGCTTGCGCGTCGTTGGGTCGAGCTGCTCGAGAGCCACGCGATACGCATCGGCGTCGAGATAGGGATTGTCCGCGAGGGTGGCGGGGATGAACGCGCGATCGGGCGTCGGTGATTCTACGAAGCGACGGCGTACCCAATCATGCCCGATGCCGCCAGGGTTCGATGCATTCCTAACGCGCAGCGGGACGCTGCTCGTCTTGAGCCTTCGGATGCGTGACAGTAGGTAGCGGTACCACTGCTCCGGGAATTGGGTTAACTCGTCGAAGCCGATGAACTGGAACTCGGCACCCTGGTAGCGGAACCGGTCTCGCTCCGTATCGAGATAGCCAAACGTGAGCGTGGCGCCGGACGGGAACGTGAAGCGCTTCTCCTTGTCGTTCCATTCCACGCCGCGCGGCACGAGCCAATCCTTTGCGCGGTCCATGATGGCGCCCGGCAGCGATAGGTCCGCATACGTGCGACGCAGCAGGAGCGCGCTGTAACCTGGCACATGCACGTACTGCAACGCGGCCATTAGCTCGGCATCGCTCTTTCCCCCACCGGCGGCGCCGCCATAGAGAGCCTCGAAGCATGTGAGCGACAGGAACTCCGCCTGCTTCGCCGTGGGCTCGTGCGGAATGAACGTGCGCGGGCCCTGCGCCGCGAGGCGCCGACCCATCGCTTCGTACATCGCCGCATTGCCCATCACGCGCCCTTCTTCGGCTCCGGCGGGGCGAAGCCCTTGGGCACCTCAGCGAGCTCAAGCACCTTGATGTTCCCCATCGGCACGACGTGCCAGAGCTCCGCGCCACGCCAGATGGCGACGACGCCGATCGGCTCGTACCACTGCATCTCGAAACCTGCGTGGCCGCCGACCTGGTAGTCCGTCTCAGCACCGGCGCCGAAGCCCTCGCGCAGGCGGATTCTCTTCACTCTGGTCATCGGACGTAGTTCCTGTAGGGGTCAAATACCCAGTTGCGCGGAGGACAAAGCGGCTCGAATACCTCTCTGTCGCCGCGCTTCACTTTGCGACCCTGGACCACGGGCTGATGCGTGTAATGGCAAGCACCGCCCAGCATGTCGCCCAGCAGCGTCGATGCGATGCGCTTCTCGCGCACGCCGCGCTTCACATAGACGTAGAAGACCGTCCGCTCTGCCGGAGCGATGACTGCCCAGCCTAGGATCCCGTCGTCATCGTCCGGGAGAGCTGCGACCCGCAGCAGTACGCCGGCGCGCGCCAGGATGCCTCGCACGACGCGTTCGTGTTCCTGCTGGTAGACGCGCGAGCACGCCTGCCCGGCGCGCGAGAATCGGTCGCTACCCAGCCACGAGCTGAAGACGAGCGCGTGGTCGCCTGCACGACCCTCGCGCACCGTGAACAGTACCTGCTCCGCCGCTTCCCCCATCGACGTCCCCCACGGGGACACGTCATTCCCTCGGTGTCTGCGTCTCCGAGGTCACATCACCCATGACCAAAACAGCGGGCGGTGTCAATACCCATCCGCGTGCCTTGAGCCATTCAACCGCGCGCGCGTCCATCGCATCATCGCTCGGCTCGACGAGCCTCACTGTCGCCTCGACGCGCTCCTTCTTCCCCCACCTTTCCGGCAGCTTCCGCTCGAGTCTCCACGCCGCTGCGGTCCACGTCTTTTTTGAAGCCTTATCAATGCGCTCCAGCGCAATCCGTTCAAAAGTCTGCTCCGCCTCTTTTATAAGGGCCGAAAAGGGCCCCTCCTTCATCCATTCCTTGAAGGTTGAGTAGGCGATTCCCGAGGCCGCCGCCGCCTGCCTCTTGCCCATACCAATCTCAATGCAGCGTATGACGGCTGCGCGACTGTTACGGGACTTGACATGCAGAGGTCGATTCATGTTCTCTCGCGCGTGGTTCCTTTATCGCAACTGCATCCGTGAGGCTGCCTCTTGAGCGACCTTAGCGAAGCAAGCGGGGCCGATGTGAACGCCGCTCTCCTGCGAGGAGATGAACGCCATCTCCTGCCCGCAGCAAAACCAGCATCGCGGGCCTAGGTGGTCGGCGAGCATCCGGATGTCGCCTTGCTGTTCCCAGAAGCCTTCGCGCGCCAGTTCCTGCGGCGAGTAGTCGCGGAAGCTTACCGTGACCTGGCGGTTGCCATGATTCTCCGGGCGGTCGAGACCCATGCTTGCGGCCTGCTCCGCCCACGTCGATGGCACGCTGAGGTCGTGCTCTGCGAGCGAAGGCAGCGTGTGGAACACGTCGCGGCCCGTTTCGACGCAGTAGCGATTGATGAGTGCGTCTTCGCAGGTGACGCGCGCAGTCGCCTCGTTCGACTCGACCCACGGGACGAACTCGGCGAGGAAGGCATGCGAGAGTGCATAGGCATTGCCCATCAGCCATGCGCGGGTGCGGTGCCATCGATGGCCCTGGCGGGCGAGCTCGCGGGCGATCGGGTGAATCGTGGTGAGTGCGACAACATCGGCGCCGGCGGGAGCTCGGGAGAGCGCCGCGGTGGCTACGCCTAGGAAGTCCGCCGGCACCTGCATGTCATCCTGAAGCTGCACGAGCCAAGCTCCCTTGGATTCGAGCCCCCAATGCCAGATGCGCTTGCTCCATGCCCAATGAGGCTCGCGATCGGCGAAGACCATCGGCGCGAAGCCAAGCTGCTCTTGCAAGCGTTGCAGGCTCTCTTTGCGCCCTGGCTTGTGCGCCGCATGCGGCACGGCAATCGCGATCGTCGTCATAGGTCGAGCGCCTCCTTCCACATCGGAATCACGCGCGCGGCGCGGTAGTTCCTGCCCTCGATCATGTAGCCCGCCCGCGGGGGCGCAAGGACGCTCGCGCGGAACTCGTGCGCGAACTTGCTCGCATCCGATGTGACCCACCCCGGGCTCGGGGCCAGCACCTCGGGCAGCGCGCCGGGATCGCCCAGCGTGAGCGCGTGTACACGGCACCCGAGCACCTGCGCGATGGCGTCGGTCGCCCCGAAGGTCTCTGGCGCTCGGATGACACGGAAGACACCCGCCGCGCTCCGCATCGCCTCGACGACGGCGCGAGGATTCGCCAGGTCGATCCATGAGCACCCGCGCACGCGCTCCACAATCTCGCGCGCGTTCGGAGGGTGCGAATAGGGCGACCCCATCTCGAGCCGCGCCCCGCGGGGAGCAATCTCCTCCCAGGCGCGAAGCGTCTCGAGCGACCCCTTCCACCAAGCCGAGACGCAGACGAAGCGCATCGGGTCTTTCTCGACGCGCGGCAGGTCGTAGATCCAATCGTCGATCATCGCGGGAATGACCCGCGTCTTCCAACCGCGCGGGAAGCGGTTCGCCTGCCAGTGAGATACGCATACGAATTCGCTCCATCGGAGCATTCGCTGCTCCAGATGCGGGACGTTGTGCGGCGGATCGTGCGTCCAGAGCACGACATGGCGGTCCGTGGGGATGGGCGGCACCGGCGTGAGGCCGACGGTCACCAGCGCACGGCAAGATGGGTCCTTCACCGATTGCACGTAGGCCGCGTGGGCGTTACTGATCTCGCCGACCGGGAGCGCGGAGACCCCCACCACGCCGAGCCCCGCGCCGACGAGACCTTCGCAGAGCTGCACGGCATGCACCTCCGTGCCGCCGGTCGGCTTGCTCGCATTGTGAAGGCGTCCGAAGGCCCCAGGAGGCCCGCTGTTGTCGTAGACGATGACGTCGCAATTCATTGGGCCGGCTCTCCCTCGCGCATGTTCGATGAGACCGAGCCTCCGACTTCATTCACGACCGCCATCGCCTCGGCGAGGCTGCGCACGACTAGCCCGAAGCCGCCATGTCGATTCAGGCGTTCGATCCACCGCACTTGCTCTTCGCTCACCGGGACACGTCCCTTGGGTAGCTTCACCTCGAGGCCGACGAATCGGCCCCGGATACAGGCGATCACGTCGGTGCTCCCCTCGCCCAGGCCGCCATACTTCCGCCCTCGGCGCAGTTGGGCATTGCGCCACGCGAGGTGTCCGCGGGCACGGATCGCATGGATGATGAGGCTTGTGAGCATAGATTCCGTCATCCAGCCCTCCGCGCCGCGAACGTAGGCCGCTGCGAATCAATCTGCTGCCCCGCCGCGCGCTCCGCTCGCCGCGCGCCCTCCGCCTCGCGGCACCGGTAGCACCTGCCCGTGGGCTCCCCCGTCGTGAGCCGCTCGACGGGCGCGCCGCAGATGCGCCAGCCATCGCGCGCACCGTTCGCGTCAATGTGGGGCTTGCCGGCGCTGCATACCTCGGGGCGCAGCACGCGCACGGCGGTAGCCCCGCCCCAGTCGCCGCCGCGTTCCACCTCACGGCCGTTGGCGTCACGCACGACCCAGGGGGCAGTCACCGGCCGCCCCCAATCCCCGCCGCGAGCCCGCGCAGCGCCGCCGGCGCCACCTGCATCACGCCGCTCTCGCGCTCCGGCTCCGGGAGGCGTTCAGGATTGCGATTCAGCCACGCCAGGAAGCCCGTGGGCGCGAGCGTCGCGAACTTCCGCGCGTCACCCCCACGCCGCTCCTCGGCGAGCACATGGGCCACGTAGTGCGGGAGCGTGAAGCGCAGCCACGCCTCGCGCTCTTCGGTCCCCTCGCATGGTTTGCCGCCGTTCAGCGCGTGACCGTCCAGCGCCTCGAGGAGCGCCGACCGCTGCTCGAGCTTTGACGGGAACGCCCACGTGCGCTTCGCAGCGTCACGGACCGTGACGGCATACGCATCGAGCATGCGTGACAGCGCGTAGTCCAGCGCGGTGCCAGCGACGCTCGCGCGTGACGCCGCCGGCTCGCGCGCAGTGCTGACTTTTAAGTCAAGACTCTGAGATTGCTGAGAAAGAGAGAGATCAGAATCAGAAAGACCAGACTCAGACGCGCGCGAGGCGTTCGCGGCATGTTCGCCCCCTGTTCGGGGTATGTTCGCTGGCTGTTCGGGGGGTTGTTCGCCCCCTGTTCGCCACTTGTTCGCGGTCTGTTCGCTGGCTGTTCGCGGCATGTTCGGGGTGGTGTTCGCCCCCTGTTCGCGCCTTCGTTCGCGCAGTGTTCGCATCCTGTTCGCGGCTTGTTCGCGCTTCGGGTCCGACGCTGCCACTGGAGCCTCAAACGCGAGCGCCGCCACGTCCATCGCATGCGATCGCTCGTCGGCGGTGAGGCTCGCCAGGACTCGGATGATCTTCGCAGCGGCTTCGGCGGCGGCGCTCATGGCTCAGGTCTCCATCGCGAGCTGGTACTCGCGCCCCGTCATGCCGTAGGTGCTCGCGACTGCGTTCTGCGCGGTGCGCTTCTGCGGCGCGCCGAGCCGGCCATCACCCAGGATGGGGCGCACCTCGGGGTGAATGCCGAGGTGGTAGACCTTGCGGCTCCCATCGGGCTCCTGGCTGCTGTTCGTGAGCTCGCAGAGGAGCAGCTCGCGGCCGTCGTCCCACCGCTTGCTGAGGAGCCGGCGAGGGAACCCGAGCGGGTCGACGTCCGCGTCTTCCACCGTGAACGCTCCGTCTCGCACGTACTTCTCGCGCCCGTAACGCTCGATCATCACGCGGCGCACCTCGGCATTGGTCTCCGCCTCGATGCGCGCAACGGTGATGCTCGACAGGTCGAGAATCACGTCGGCCGGCACCCTCACACCATGCACATGGTAAAGCGCCCAGCCATCAGGCCACGCAATCGATGGCCCCGAATCGTTGTGCAAACGACCGCGCTCGTCGCGGTTAAGTTCCGTCGGTCGCTCGCAGACGATGACGAAATCGCGATGTGGCCACCACCAGCACGCGCTCTCCGCAGTCGCCTGATACGCCGCCGCCGTACGCTCGATCTCGGGCGAAAGCTCGAGCCCGCAGACCTCTAGAAAGAACGAGACGTAGGCGGGCGAGCCCCAGTAGTACCCGCCGACCCAAAACTGGCCTCCCATGTATCGAAACCATAGGTCGGCCCAGAGCCGACCTATGGTTCGCGACGCGTCGTCCACCGCGCCGCGCACCGCGTCGTCCACCGCGACGCGCACCGCGCCGCCCACCGCGTCGCGCACCGCGCCGTCCACCGCGTCGTCCACCG